ATAACTGAATTTGTTCACAAATGTGGATAAATAATAATGTGTACAACAGGACTGATTCCTACCGTATACATAGAACGCCGAAAGGGTTCTAAATAATCTTGCTTAATATAAGGAGAAAAGATATGACTAGATTAACAACACTAAATCTTCCAGATTTTTATAAGACTACAATAGGATTTGATAGTATGTTTGATGAAATGCAAAATGCATTCGCAACAAACACAGGCGGTTACCCACCTTACAACATTGTAAAGGAAAGTGACACTAGCTATTCAATTAGCCTAGCAGTAGCAGGTTTTAATAAAGACGAGATAAAAATCGAACAAGACGGTAATACACTTTCAATTAATGCTGAAAAGAAACCAATCGAGGAAGAGATTGAATATTTACACAAAGGCATTGGAACTAGAAACTTTACAAAAGAATTTAGTTTAGCTGATTATGTAGAAGTAACATCGTCAAAGCTAGATAACGGTATCTTAGTAGTTACATTGGAACAAAATATTCCAGACGAAAAGAAACCACGAACTATTAAAATTGACTAATATAAGGTAAAAAAATGACTCAAGCATCATCAAGTAGCGTAGCAGAAATAACTAAATTAAAACCACCATCACGGTACAATGTTGTATTGTTAAATGATGACTCTACGCCACAGGAGTTTGTAGTAAATGTTTTACTGACAATTTATAATAGGTCAACGGAACAAGCAAACTCCGTGATGCTTGAAGTCCACGAAAAGGGCCGAGGCATTGCAGGCACATACAGTTACGAAGTAGCTGAACAAAAATGTGTGGAAACTATCACTGACGCACGGAAAAACCAATTTCCATTAGATGTCACAATAGAAAAAGCAGAATAAACAATTAAATGAAAATAGCAATCACGCAACGTGTGATTGAATTTCGAAACGGACCGTACGATAGCATTGATCATGGATTTTATGAAATGTTTTCAGGTCATACATTGTTACCAATACCAAACCATTTAGAGCATTATAGAACAGATACAATAGTTAATAGTGACTTAGTAGTGTTTACAGGCGGCAATAGTATGATACCAGGAAACTGGCAATACAATGAAAATCGTTTACGAGTTGAGAAACACACGTTAGATTTAGCAAAACTATACAATAAACCAATATTAGGAATCAGCAGAGGCTGTCAGTTTCTGACGGTTGCTCATGGTGGATCTTTAGAAGAAAACGGTAGACATCACATCAATCATAGTGTAAACTATAAGGGTAGTAATGTAGAAGTATGCAGTAGGCATGAAGAAATTTTAAAAACTATACCTACTGGTGCAACAGTATTAGCAACAGATGATTATGGATTTTGTGAAAGTTGGAAATTAGACAATATGATAACAGTGTTATGGCACCCAGAACGGATGAAAACACATTGGCTTCCATACGAAGCATACGGAATTTTAGGATTATAATATGAAAATAGGATTTACATGTAGTACATTTGATTTGTTACACGCAGGTCATATAGGCATGCTCAGAGAAGCAAAAGCAAATTGTGATGTTTTAATTGTAGGATTACAAAGTGATCCAACTATTGATCGCCCAGATACAAAGAATAAGCCTATACAAACAATGGTAGAACGTTATGCACAACTCAATGCATTAAAATTTGTAGATGAGATTGTACCATATCAAACAGAACAAGATTTAATTGACATACTGGAACTGTTTCAGTTAGATGTTAGATTTTTAGGCGATGAATATAAAGAAAAAGAATTTACTGGAAAAGATGTATGTCGTAAGCGTGGTATTGAGCTACACTTTAATAAACGAGATCATAGATTCAGTACAACAGATTTAAGACATAGGGTATGTAAAAATGAGAATTGATCAAGACATTAAACTAGACTACAGTGACGTTTTAATTCGTCCAAAGCGTAGTACATTAAGTTCACGCAAACAAGTAAGACTTGAACGCAAGTTTAAATTTAGAAACAGCAGACATGAGTACGAAGGTATTCCTATTATGGCTGCTAACATGGATGGTGTTGGAACATTTGAAATGGCAGATGAACTTGCACAACAAAATATATTTACATGTTTAGTAAAAACATATTCAGTGGAAGAACTTGTAGATTTTTTTAACAATGATTATCCAGATAATAGAAGAACACAAAACATTGCTATGAGCATTGGTACAGGAACAATAGACTTTGATAAGTTAGAAGCTGTGTATAATAAAGTAAGCAATAAACTAAAATATGTATGTATGGATATTGCAAATGGTTACAGTGATCACTTTGCACAACATGTTAAAAAAGTTCGTAATGCATTTCCTAATTTAGTAATTATAGCAGGTAATGTAGTAACCGGAGAGATGACAGAGGAGTTAATTTTAAATGGAGCAGACATCGTTAAAGTCGGAATTGGACCAGGAAGCGTGTGTACAACACGAATCCAAACAGGAGTCGGGTATCCGCAACTTAGTGCAGTCATTGAATGTGCAGATGCGGCACATGGACTTGGTGGACATATTATCGCTGATGGGGGCTGTAACTCTAGTGGTGATGTGGCTAAAGCATTTGCTGGCGGCGCCGATTATGTAATGCTAGGCGGTATGCTTGCAGGACATGATCAAGGTGGCGGCGAAGTTATTAGTAAGATGTATGCAACCAATGAATGGCTTACAGCAGAAAAGCCAGTACTTGAACAAAAACAGTTTGTGGCTTTTTACGGAATGAGCAGTGATGCTGCAAACACAAAACACTTTGGAGGACTAAAAGACTATCGTGCAAGCGAAGGACGAGAAGTATTAGTTCCATACAGAGGTGCAGTACAACACACCGTACAAGCAATCTTAGGTGGGTTGCGTAGTACCTGTACATATGCAGGTGCAATGAAACTTAAACAACTTAGTAAATGTACTACGTTTGTTCGCGTTAACAATCAGTTTAACAAAACATACGAAAGCACAACAACTAAGATTTAGCTATGTTGTACATGCATAGCGTCTTTGCAGCAGATAAGTAAGTGATTCTGCGGTATTATAGATAAATAGATGTGTAATAAAAATGGCACAATGTTGTGTTATAGTTACATGTACAAAGTAGTACAGAGCGACCTCGGCTCAGAAAAAAAGAGCGGCAGTTAGTGCCACGCTAACTGACTCTGGGAAAGACCAGGGCATAACCCATGCCTTACAAGCGATACATTATGAGGTATCGTGGTAGCGGCCAGGAGAGACTGGCAAATAACGGATGCTTTCCCAAAAACATCCACACATATAACGGAGAATATAAAATGGCTAACACTTTTTTTAGTGCATGGTCGGGATTATTCAATGGCTCACGTAGAAGTCGTGTGGCTTACAATAACACCCTAATGACTTATGCAAAAACAGAATATGGTTCTGATTGGCAATATGCCTACAACTATATGCTAGAACACAAAGGATCTGCACCAAAGATGGGTCTTGCAGATATCAATATCAAGGCAGCAGTAAAATGACAACAACATTAATATACAAACAAACATGTAGTGTTTGTGAAAAAATTAAACAAGCATCATTAAAAGTAATGATGGCTATTTGGTCATTTGGTGAATCGGCAGGTCGTGCAAGAGCAGCCGCTGAATTACATAGACAAGGCTACACAGAAGAAGCAAAAAAACTAATGCTGGAGAGTAGATAATGATTAATACTATAACAAACAAATTAAGTTGGTTAAAACGTGCTTATACAAACAGTCAAGGACGCAGAGCAACTGAAAAGGCTTTGTCGGAATTAAACGACTTTGAATTAAATGATATTGGATTATGCAGAGGCGACATTAGATCAGTTGCTCGCGGTGATCTTAAAGCATATAAAAGATCAGTTAAGTAATGTTTAAAAAGTTTTTAAAAGCAATGGAATACAGAAGTTATTGCATGAGCATCAGGCAACTTCGTCAATTAGGCGAACATGAAAAAGCTAATGAAATTTCTGAATATAAACATAAGATGTATAACACATTTTAATTTAGTGTAGTTTTAATTGCATAAATAGTTGTATGAGTAAAGTACATCTATTAACAGAAATAATAATAAAATTACAGAACCTTAGTACTCAGGATGAGAAACTAAAGCTTCTGCATACCTATAATAAAGAAATCATACTACAACGTATAATTACTATAGCGTATAATCCTTGGATTGATTTTGGAATGAAAGATTTTGTGCCAAAGCGTTTAGGTAAAAAGTTTGGTATGGGTTTGAGTAAATTCCTACATATTTTAACAGACATCATAGACGAAAAATATGATGAAAGAGAAAAGAACTTTTCTTGTCAAATGGCTATGCAACATATAGATGAGCGTGATGCTGAACTATTTGTTAATTTACTAAGACAAGATCTGGACTTAGGACTCGAATTAGAAACAATAAATGCAGTATGGCCTGGATTAATAATGATTTATCCAATAAGCTCGCCTACTGTAGCAGACTATAAAACATTTAATAAATATCCAGCCGCAGTACAACCTATTAGTAGAGGTTTACGAGTTAATGTAATTGTACATAAAGATATAGTTACTTACAGAGACAAAGAAGGTAACAATATCGAAGGTTGGAATATACACGACGAACAGTTTGTAAATTTAGCACAAAACAATAGTACAGTATTTGATGGTCACGCAGTTGTGGTTAATGGTACAACTATTGTCGAGACTGATAATCAAAAAGTATTAGAAGCAGACCCGGAAAACATCAGATTTAATTTTTGGGATGTTATTAGATATGATGGATTTATTACTGGTACAGATACTCGTATAGGTTATAATTGGCGTAATAATGGATTAGAACATATGATTATACTTGCTATAGATAAGAATAAAACACCTTGCTATGACATTGTAAAGGCTGATCTAGTAGGAAGTGATGAACAATTAGCGTTAACTGTTGAAAAGTATAAATCTAAATGTGTTATTAAAGCATTAGACGGCACATGGGTACATGGAACTGATCCAACACAAGTTATTTACGAGTCTTAATTTTCTTAATATATTGATTTCCAAAGTGATCGTATAACCCATCAAAGAACTGAAACTTAGTAATAGCTTTACCAGTTCCTTTCATTCTATCTTTAAATCGTTGCCACCATGTTACTTTGGTTTTGATATGCACATCATATGTAATATATTCTATTTGCCCTACATGTTTGTAATATCCAAAGAATGGAACTCTAGTAACGACATCATTGTTATTAACAAATCTATACGCCTCTATATCATTGAACTGTTTACCCCATTCTCTGTCACCTACTTTTGGTGACCCATATGTATATAAAACTAAATCTGCACCTGCTTGGTGAAATCTACTAGCACATATAGTTGCCATTGCAGCTCCCAAACTATGTCCAGTAATTACTATTTTTTTAGTAGTTAGTTTTTTACCTAACCATTTAATAATTTCAGGATATAGTTTATCTAGCTCAGTTTTAAATCCAGAATGTACTGTACCTGTTGTATCAGCACTTGCTGGCCAAGCCTTAATATCTGCTATTAAGTCGCCCATTTGAGCGCCTTCAGTACCTCTAAAAGCAACGATCACATAGTCA